GGGATAAGATCGTTATTCAGCACAGCAGCAATTTCATTCAACCTGTGGCTCATAGCCAGAGCAAGTACGTTAGTGTCACCATCAGACAAACTAAAGGAGCCGGGATTGCTGCCTGCCTTAAGGATGTCAACAGCAAGCGTAGAAAGAATCTCGTCCTGGTAGCGTCGGATAACTGTGTCGATGTTTGCACCGTTCAAACCCTTCTTTTCCAGGAGCGAGATGTCAAACATATCTTTCTTGGACTCAGGGTCGATGAACGTAGGGAACACAATTCCCTGACTCATCCCGTTTGCGACATCTTGAAGAATCTTCTTAGATGCCTCGTACACAGCCTTCTCGCTGTCATCAGCGTCTGGAGACATGAACTTTGCAGGAATACGAATGAGTGGTAGGCTTGCAGCCTCCTTAGCAATGCCAAGAATTTCTTGGTCTTTAAGCATTGACATCTGCTTCCAACTAGCGTACACTCCCTTCAAGATCGAATGACCAAGAGGGTTGCCACGAGTAGCATCAGCAGAGAACAGCATGAATTTTTCACGAGGGATGCGAATGTACCCGTCTTGTGTGGCTTGGCTTAGATATAGGTAGCTGTGTTCAAGAGCTTGCACAGACTGATGCACAGCCAGAAGATCACGACCATCCTCAGAGAACTCCCACTTAGCAATAGACTGCTGCGGGCGCGGTGCGATTTTACGCAAGCCTACGAGGCCGTCATTGTAGCGGGAGCCATTCTTACGCATACGACGGCGGAACACTTTTTCTTGAATACTGTAACCGTAAGGAAGATATTCGATGACATCCCCGATAAAGTCTTCCCAGCCAATTTCCATGTCGTCTTTGACAGACTCGATAAATTTGGCACGAGCTTTTTGTTCTTCTGTGGCTCCGACAGGGGCTTCTACATGCCATTTGACACGGGAGAGAAGCATTTTGTATGCATTGAGTGCGGAGGCAATGATTGCCGTCTTGCGCATCTCGTCTACAGTGCGGAAGAATGCCGGGAAACGAAACGCCGCGTTGCACTCTTCTAGGATAGCTCCGTTGGATGTTCGCAGATTTGTAAAGCCAACTTCTGCCAAAGTCATCCTTGGAATCACTGCACCTTCATCGGCGTTAAGAGCCGATTTGTTTTCAGGCTTCTTTTTCGCCATTAGTGCTCCTTTTATTTACTAGAAAGAATAGTACCACGCAGTAAGAATCTTGTCAACTTTGTGGTACTATTGGGTTAGACGGATGGGATTGGGGATGTAGGGGATGAGAACGTGGGGATGGAGAATGATGGGATTTGCGCCTGTTTCATCAGTGTGGAAAACGCGGCAGATACTGCATCGCAAAAATCATTTTTCTCGTTACGTCCACCTGTAAAATACTCCATTTCCATCAGAAGGTCGTCCAAATACCTGTCTTCTGGCGTATCTCTTACGACTTTAACTAGCCCTGCCTCAGCTAGAGCACTAAACGGGAGGAATGCGCTTACCTTACTAGTATGACCTGATGTTGGAATCGTTTTAACTATAAGCCCTGCCTCAGTCAGTGTCGAAACCATAAATTTGTTGGCGAATTGCCCGCCCGCACCCGGATCGCGCGGGATAGTTACAGGAACATCTAACCCGTCTTCTTTTGCAGTCTGGATTATTTCCCTAATAACACCATCAGGCTTTTTTCGATATCGCCTAGCATGCTCAATATAGTAAATCCCATCTTTTGTGCGAGAAACCTTTACACCAGCAGTCCAGTCCGGGTCTTTGCACTGCTCAGAAACTTCACTTGCCGCAAGGTCGTAGCTCCTTACTCTCCCTGCTACTTCAATAGGTGGGCGATCAACAAACTCCACCCAACTCCTAGAAAAATACGAGCTTGTAGAAGGGCGGGCAGTCCATGACCCGTACAGATATCTCTGTTGGTTGACACGAGGTTGTGCCATCAAGTTCGCTAGGTAGTCGGGATTATTTTTGAGGAGGGTGGGATTGTCGTAAACAGTGAGGGGAATAAAACGAAAAGATTTAGGAAGAAAATCCACCCCAAGTGTTTTACCTTGGCCGTATTTTTCGTA